TTGGCTGACAGGTTCATTTGATTTCCTTCTGTGATTCAAGGGCTTGGTTGTACAAATTGATGCAAGCATTTAGCTTGGTTATTGCTCGATCACCCTCCTCGGCTATTGCGAAAAGAGCTTTTCCAACTTCTGGGTCAATGTCGGCTCGTGCTTCTCCTCCACTATCTCCTGTGGGAGTTGTGGAATCTGTGGGGGCTTGTATGGGGCAGGACGCTTTGAGGCGCAACTTGAGATTACCACTGTCAATAGCAAGATCACGCTGTTTTGTAACCAATTTGGCCTTTTCATTTGATACCCTCAATGCAGTTGATGTGGTGGTTACAGCGGCCACCAAAGCCGCCTCCTTTGCCCTAGCTTGGGTGTTTAGACGGTCTACTTCCTCTTGTTGAGCCTTGGCCTCGTAGTGCTGACCAGTACAGTAGCCACCACCAAAGACCAAGACCAGAATCAACAAGCCTCCAAGGATGTTACTCATGGCTTAGGCGGCTCATCGTTGTCGTTGGATTCAGCCTCTGCCTTTGCGGTAGCGTTGGCTACAGCCTTAACAGCAGTCCGACCAGCTACACCGCCAAGAACGCCAGTAATGAACACCATGATGGTGTTGATTTGTTGCAAGTAAACAGAGTCGATTTTGGCCATTCCCGACATCGGTTGTGTGACAAACGAAACTGAGTAGAGAAACATAGCCATAGCGCCAAGCAGAATCGAAACCAAGACCACGATAACGAATGCCCATACCCTGACCTCAATCTCGTCTGATGTCAGTCGATTGTTGGTTTTATATCCAATGGTTGCCATTACTTTTTCTCCTGTTCAGGTTTGATGAGTTGATCGGGACAAGTACCAGTAGCGGTACAGATTGGGGGTTTGCATTCTGGTGTATCCCAATTCTTAGGGTCTTGGCAGGGATACCTAAAACGATCTTCACAACCAGCCAATAACCCGCAAAGGATACCAACACAAACAGTCAGCGCCAGCAGTTTAATTTCATGGTTTGTCATTTTTGCGTCTCTCCTGTTCAACAATTTGCCGTCTTAACCGTTCGACCTTCTCTACCTCTTGTTTCACCTGATGCTTCACCTCTAAGATGTCGAGGTACAGCATTGCGCCAAGAGGCAACAATAGTGCAATCAACACACAAGCAGCTATCCATCCCATTATGCTTTCCCCCAACGACTGAGGAGGAGAAGCCACAACCACAGGTAGAGGAGGAACATAGTAGTCGCTACCACTGCTGCCAGCTTTAGCTGGACGTTTCTTTGCTCCTGCCGCCGTTGCCATCTGTCAGCCCTCTTTTGCGCCTCCTGTTTCAGTCTAGCTTTTTCCTGTTCCTCTGAGATGACTTCCCGCATCTTGAAGACCTCTGAGTACAAAGCACCCATTTCAGGTGGACTCTGGTAGACCATTGTTTCCCTGATGGTCACAACCAGCCTGTCCATCTCTTGCTGTGCCATCACCCTCTTCAAAGCCGCTTCCATCAAGTTCTGATTGGGGTCATAGACTGTTAGGCTCTTCTCTTCCTCTTCTCTGATGTGCGCCGCTAGTTGTTCTTGGAGCCTGAAGAACTCAGTAAGGTTCTTAACGATGTCCACTTTGACTTGAGTTTCGTCAACAGCGACATAAGCAGACTTTTTAGCTTTTGCGACAGGCTTAACAGCTTTAGGCTTGGGACTAGCGCCAAAGAAACCGCTAAGTTTCGACCAGAAACCTTTAACCTCTCTACCAATAGCGATAACTTCATCCGCAGTGGCTCTAATCTCCACAAAAGACTCTTTAGCTTGTTTGTATAGCTCACAGCCAGCTTGAATGTTCTTGACAAGGCCAGCCGCAAGGAGACAGATACTGATTGGGTCAATTTCAGTCTCCTACTCTTGGACTTGCGCTTTTGAGAGCAAATTGAACATGGTTGGGTAATCAATATCAGGGAACAAGCCGCCAACTTTTCCAGCCTGTCTAGCACCTTTACCAGCCAAGTAGGAAGCCTCACCAACCAATCTAGGAGATGATGCGGCTAAGTAGGCTCCACTAAGAGGTGCTGATGAGAACAAAGAACCAACACCTACAGCGGCTGGAACGGTTCCAACTGCTGTAATACCTCTAGGAGTCACCTTGCTTAAAGCCTGACCAGCCAATGCTGGTGTGATTTGTATACCGCCACCATATTTAGGTGATGTGGCCTCAAGTTGATTGACTAAATTAACTCGTTGACCATAGTTTGTGCTTGCGTTATCACGTAATACAGTCTGCAATTTACGCAATCCAGCATCAGCACTTGCCCTCTTGCCTTGAGACAATGATCTTTCAATCTCACGAACTTGCTCTGCTGTATCAGCATAAGCCTTCATTGTTTCTGCATAAGTAGGGGCTTGCTTTTGAATAGTTGACTTGATAGAGTTGTAAATATCTCCAACAATATCCCTTGATGATTTCTTTGTTATTGGTATGTCTGAAAGTACATCATCATAGATTTTTTGCTTGAGAATATCTAAACCTTCAGGAGTATGGAATTCTGCTGGGTCACTATTTTTCCAATCATTAATGATTTTTTGTGCTTTTGCGATATACCCTGCGGCATCTTCACTACGAACCTTGCCTTTATAGAAAACCCTATCTGCCGCATTACCTAATGAAGCATCTATGTCGCCAAAATCCAAAACAGACTTATCGTTTTTAATGTCTACCATTCCAGAACGATAATTAGCCTGTTGCTCCTGAATCATTGCCTTGAGATTTGATTTGGTATCCTCAAGAACTTGAAGCTGGTCAACAGTACCACGCAAATTGCCAGTAAATGCCTGACCTCTAGCGCCTCCTTCTTTGCCAGCCTTGAATGCTTCTTCAACAGCCATAGAGCCAGCACCAGTAGTCATTCCTAAGGTTGGGGCTACTTGTTTTGAAGTAAAAATTAGTGGTGCGGCGGCTATTCTCAATGGGTCTGTGACTTTAGCGGCTGTAGTTAAGACCTTAGATGCTGTACTTGCTTTTGGAACAATACTAGCGCCACCAGTAAAAACCAATGATGCGTCAGACAACACACCAGCAGGGTCTGTCGCTAATGCTTGTTTTGCGCCCTCAACACTGCCATACCTGTTAGCCATAAAAGCACCAACTTGTTCGGCAGACTTCTCACCTTTAAGGCGCATCTGTTTCGCCAAGTCAGACTCAAAGAAAGGCTCACCAAGAACTTTAGATGTTGCCCCAACAAACAAAGTTCCCAAGTCTCTAGCTGTCTGCACAGGGTCTGTAACAGTCTTAAATACATCAGTCGCCATGTTGTACAAAGAACTTGGAAAGTTCACAACAGCACCAGTCAACACTTCAGTTGTTGTCAAAGGCTTTTGACTCTGTGCTGTTTGCACTTGGCTTGGTTGTCTTGATGGAGTTAAACCTTGCTCACGCTCGTAAGCATCAATTTGTGCATCTGTATACCCTGCCGCTTTAGCGGCTTGACGATTGATGGTTGCCATTTTTATCTTACTCCGCCAGTTACGTTAGATGGATTGGTGTTTTGACCTTCAACCACAAAGTTAGACAAAGGGGGTTTAGGTTTTAAAGCATCTAGTTGCGCCTTACTAAAACCGCCAACACGCAAAACTTTTTCTAACTTGTCATAGGCTTTAGCGGCTTCCTCTGCTTGTCTCTGCAAGTTCTTTTTAGCTTGAGCAGAGTTCATTCCTTTGGTGACCATTGCTTTCTCAAACTCAGCCTTCTCTGGCGCAGTCAAAGCTGAACCAAACAAATCGTTTCTGACCTTGTTGACATTGTTTTGATAATTTTGCCACCATTGATATAGCGCAACACTTTCCTCATCACTTTGCTTGCCAGCCGCAAAAACTGCAATTTCGCCAGCAGCATTAGTTCCATAACCAGCATATTCTGGTTTAAATGCGTCATAAAGATCAACAAGTTTGTCAACTCCTGTTGCTCTGTCTGCAAGTTTTGTTGAGTCGCCAAAGCTAATTGGCTTTCCATCCTTGGCTTTTTCAGCCTCATCTTGCGCTTGTTTGATTTTGAGCCTAGCCAATTCAACATTCAACTCTCTGAGAGTATTGTTTGTATATCTTGACTGATCTCTAGCACTCTTATCCGACTCATATCTTTGAGCATCGCTATTCAACTTTGTCAACTTTTCCAGCAATCCATTTTGGTCTTCAAAGTCAAGATTCGCAAAGTTTTTGGCAAGTTGGTTAGCGTAGGGCAATATCGTTGGATGAATTGCTTTGCTAGTAATCAATGTTTGAATTGCATTGTCAGATGTAACATTTTGAACTGGCTGACCCTCTGGAGTAACGAGTTTCCAAGTTCCATTTGGTTGACGTTCAAGGAGTTTTTCACCTTTCTTGAGTTCCTTAGTCTCTGGCGCAAGTTTCTTCAGAACCTCACGACCCTCAACAGTTGTAGAAAGTCTTGCTTCAACATCTTTGTCACGAGTCCCATCAGGTTTAAACAGAGTCCTAGCAAGTTGTTGAACTTGTACAGACTCAACGCCCTGAACACTATCAAGACGTTGCTTGACAATATTTGCACCAGCTTGACCATATTGAGACACAAGCAAATTAGCGACATCTTCATTGAATGTCTTAGTTGTTGCGTCAAACAATGGTTTTGTT